GTCAGTTCCGGACTTTATAGTGTGCTCAGTTCATGGCCAAAAACGATTTCTGTGATAAATATTTTGAATATTATTTACAGGTAAATGGAGTGGGGCGCATGGATAGAAATATTACAATAGAGTATGAAGTATATGCCCGTATTGTATGGGCAGAGAAGGCAAAAACATGGTAATTCCGTGTGTTGCCATGATACCTGATTGGCAGAATTGTTGTTTGGTTTTGAGTATATAGTCAGCGTCTTTTGTTCGGTAATTGCTCTTTCAATTAAAATGAACCGCCCCGGGTTTCCTGGAGAGTGTTTTATCTGTGAACTCAGGCTGCCAGATCATCGTTTCCGATGGAAGCATAATAAGCTTTTTCTGCTTCTGCCGGAGGAGTATGGCCCAGCCTTCCCAGCAATCGTCGATTGTTATACCAGTCCACCCACGTTAGTGTGGCCAGTTCCACTTCTGCACGGTTTTTCCAGCTCTTACGGTGTATTACCTCCGCTTTGTAAAGACCATTGATGCTCTCAGCCATCGCGTTGTCATACGAGTCGCCTGTACTCCCTGTTGATGCCAGTAATCCGGCTTCTTTTAGTCGCTCCGTATAGGCCAGTGACACATACTGAGAGCCTTTATCGCTGTGATGGATGGTGCCAGACGGACGACGGGCCCACAACGCCTGCTCCAGCGCATCCAGCACGAATGTCGTTTCCATAGACGATGAGACCCGCCACCCCACGATGTATCCGGCAAACACATCAATGATAAACGCCACATAGACGAAGCCCTGCCATGTGCTGACGTAAGTAAAATCAGCCACCCACAGCTGGTCAGGTCGTTCTGCCACGAACTGACGGTTTACGCGGTCGCCTGCGGCAACGGCTTTCCGGCTGATGGTCGTACGGACCTTTTTACCCCGGAGAACACCGGCAAGTCCCATAACCGCCATGAGACGTGCCACTGTACATCTGGCCACCCTGATTCCTTCCCGTAACAACTGACGCCAGACTTTACGCACACCGTACACCTGATGATTTTCATCGTATACGCGCTGTATCTCTCTCTTCAGCCAGTCGTCGTGCTGCGCACGGGCACTGCGTTTATCCGGATGATGTCGCTGTTGCTGACAATGGTAATACGTTGACGGGGCAATATGCAGTTCGCTGCATACCGGTCCGACCCCGTACTGCTCACGCAGCTTATCCAGCAGTGGCATCATTTTTTCCAGAGGCGGTCGAACTCCGCCTTCGCAAAATAAGCGGAAGCCTGGCGAAGGATATCGTTACTGCGGCGCAGTTCACGATTTTCACGTTCCAGCTCTTTCAGACGCTGACGTTCAGCGCTGGTGAGCCCACCATCACCGCCCCCGGTATCCCGCTCATGCTGGCGAACCCAGACACGCAGAGTCTCCGGCGTACAGCCAATCTTTGGGGCAATGGAACAAATTGCCGCCCACTGTGAGTCATATTCATCCTGACTTTCCAGAACCATACGAATCGCCCGCTGACGGACTTCGGGGGAAAAACGAGTATTTTTAGTCATCCTGTTTACCTCTTTCTCAGGGAGTTTAGTCTCCAGGATTTCCGGGGCGGTTCAGATGGCGGAAATGCAGACCACCATCACAGAAACCCGCAATGAAATCACACAGACGGTCAGTAAAACGCAGGAAGACCAGAGCGCCACCATTCAGCAGATACAGCGCGTGCAGAAGGACACAAATGATGACCTGGCTGCGCTGTACATGCTGAAGGTTCAAAAACGAAAGACGGCATTCCCTATGTGGCCGGGATTGGTGCAGGGATTGAGGATACTGATGGCCAGCCACTGAGCAACATACTGCTGCTGGCTGACCGTATCGCGATGATAAATCCGGAGAGCGGCAACAGCACGCCGTTATTTGTGGCGCAGGGGAATCAGCTGTTCATGAACGACGTGTTCCTGAAACGACTGTTTGCGGTGAGCATCACGTCATCCGGCAATCCTCCGGCATTTTCCCTGACGCCGGACGGGCGACTGACGGCGAAAAATGCGGATATCAGTGGCAGTGTGAATGCGAACTCAGGGACGCTCAACAACGTCACGATTAATGAGAACTGTCAGATTAAGGGGAAACTGTCAGCCAACCAGATTGAAGGCGATATTGTCAAAACGGTCAGCAAGTCTTTCCCCCGCACGAGCACTTATGCCAGTGGCACCATCACGGTAAGAATCGGTGATGATCAGAAGTTTGACCGGCAGGTCATGATACCGCCAGTGTTATTCCGCGGTGGTAAGCATGAGAATTTCAACAGTAATAACCAACAGTCATACTGGTATTCAACCTGCCGGTTAAGAGTGACCCGCAATGGTCAGGAGATTTTTAATCAGTCCACGACGGATGTTCAGGGCGTATTTTCCTCAGTTATAGATATGCCTGCCGGACAGGGGACGCTGGCACTGACATTCACCGTATCTTCATCAGGAGCGAATAACTGGACACCAACAACCAGTATCAGCGATCTGCTGGTTGTGGTGATGAAAAAATCCACAGCAGGTATCAGTATCAGCTGAATTTTATAACCCATATACGGGCGCCAGAAATGGCGCCTTTTTTATTGCAGAAAAGCGAGAGGTAATTATGCGTAAACTTTATGCCGCCATTTTGTCCGCAGCCATCTGTCTGGCCGTATCCGGTGCGCCTGCATGGGCGTCTGAACATCAGTCCACGCTGAGCGCGGGGTATCTTCATGTCTCGACGAACGTTCCTGGCAGCGATGAACTGAACGGGATTAACGTGAAATACCGTTATGAGTTTACGGACACACTGGGGATGGTGACGTCGTTCAGCTATGCAGGAGACAAGAATCGCCAGCTGACCCATTACAGCGATACCCGCTGGCATGAAGATTCCGTTCGTAACCGCTGGTTCAGCGTAATGGCGGGGCCGTCTGTGCGCGTGAATGAATGGTTCAGCGCGTATGCGATGGCGGGCGTGGCTTACAGCCGTGTGTCGACTTTCTCCGGGGATTATCTCCGCGTGACTGACAACAAGGGGAAAACGCATGATGTGCTGACCGGAAGTGATGACGGTCGCCACAGCAACACGTCTCTGTCGTGGGGGGCTGGCGTGCAGTTTAACCCGACCGAATCCGTGGCCATTGATATTGCTTATGAAGGCTCCGGCAGTGGCGACTGGCGCACTGACGGTTTCATCGTGGGTGTCGGTTATAAGTTCTGATTAGCCAGGTAACACAGTGTTATGACAGCCCGCCGGTTCAGGCGAGCTTTTTTGTGGGGTGAATATGGCAGTAAAGATTTCAGGTGTACTGAAAGACGGCACAGGAAAACCGGTAGAGAACTGCACCATTCAACTGAAAGCCAGACGGACCAGCAGCACGGTGGTGGTGAACACGGTGGCCTCTGAAAATCCGGATGAAGCCGGTCGTTACAGCATGGACGTTGAGTACGGTCAGTACAGCGTCATTCTGTTGGTGGAGGGCTTCCCGCCGTCACATGCCGGGACCATCACCGTGTATGAAGATTCCCGACCCGGTACGCTGAATGATTTTCTCGGTGCCATGTCGGAGGATGACGTCCGGCCGGAGGCACTGCGTCGTTTTGAACTGATGGTGGAAGAAGCAGCGCGTCACGCCGGGGAGGCGAAGAAGAATGCCGGAGAGGCGGAGACATCAGCGAGGAATGCCGGCATATCAGCCAGTCAGGCAGAAGAGAACGCTGCAAATGCTGACACTTCAGCAGGGGATGCATCGGAGTCAGCCCGGCAGGCGGCAGAAAGTGCAGCCGCTGCAAAGCAGTCAGAGGAGGCGTCCTCGTCCTCGGCCTCTGCGGCCGCTCAAAAAGCCAGTGAGTCATCACAAAGTGCAGCAGAAGCTGAATTGTCAAGAAAGACGGCAGAAAGTGCAGCCGGTAATGCAGCCAGGGATGCAACGACCGCAACAGAAAAAGCCCGGGAGTCAGCAGAAAGCGCACAGTCAGCGGAACAAAGCAGGATAGCGGCGGAAGAAGCCGTAAACCGAATCCCGACCGTGGTGGGGCCTCCCGGGCCAAAGGGGGGACCGGGTCCCGCGGGTCCTCAGGGGCCGAAGGGAGATAAGGGAGAGCGCGGTGACACCGGCCCTGTCGGGGCAACCGGCGAACGGGGACCGGCAGGTGATGCTGGTCCGGCAGTCCCGCAGGGGCCGAAAGGTGACAGGGGAGAGCGGGGAGAGACCGGTCTGACGGGAAATGCAGGTCCTCAGGGTCCAAAGGGAGATACCGGTGCGGCAGGCCCGGCAGGCCCACAGGGACCGAAAGGAGAAACAGGTGCGGCTGGCCCGGTGGGGGCAACCGGACCTCAGGGGCCGAAGGGCGACCCGGGGGAGACGCAAATACGGTTCCGTCTGGGGCCGGGAAACATTATTGAGACAAACAGCAATGGCTGGTTCCCGGATACAGATGGTGCGCTCATCACCGGACTGACCTTTCTTGACCCCAAAGATGCCACACAGGTTCAGGGGCTGTTTCGGCATTTGCAGGTCAGGTTTGGTGACGGGCCGTGGCAGGATGTTAAGGGGCTGAATGAAGTGGGCAGTGATACAGGCAGAACAGGAGAATGACATGAATATACTAAAAAACTTATGCAGCGTCTGTGTGGTTGCGGAAAGCATGATGGCCGTGAACACGTGCAGTCGCTTACAGCACAACTGCGACTGGGGCCGGCAGACATCCTGGAGTCCGATGAGAATGGTATTATTCCGGAGCAGGACAGGGTAATCATGCAGGTGGTGATACTGGATGCGGATAAAAAGCAGATACAGTGCGTGGTAAGACCGCTGCAAATCCTGCGTGCTGACGGGACGTGGGAAAATATTGGCGGGATGAAGTAACCCGACAGCTTCACAAAACCGGAGTCCGGCTCCGGTTTTTTGTTGTCATGTCCGGTGGATGTTTGTTAGGAATGTTCAGACAGGTTTATTTTGAATTTACACAGAATCCTAAACAGGTTCGAGAATTAAGAAAGAGGTTGTATGTTTAGCATAAGAACCCTACTACCTATTAGCGCCAGCGTATCAGTTCCGACAAAACAATCTCGGTAATGCTGCCAACTTACTGATTTAGTGTATGATGGTGATTTTAAGGTGCTTGCGTGGCTTCCATTTCCATCAGATGTCCTTCCTGCTCCGCTACTGAAGGCGTGGTGCGTAACGGCAAAAGCACTGCCGGACATCAGCGCTATCTCTGCTCTCCTTGCCGTAAAACATGGCAACTACAGTTCACTTACACCGCCTCTCAGCCCGGTACGCACCAGAAAATCATTGATATGGCCATGAATGGCGTCGGATGTCGCGCCAGTGCACGCATTATGGGCGTTGGCCTCAACACGGTTTTACGTCACTTAAAAACTCAG